CCAGACACCGCAACCAGAGCCGCAGGAACAGCAGCAAGAGGCACAGGTAGAAGCGGCCATCGAAATGGAAATGCAGACGCAGCCGGAACCTCAAGCTGAACAACAGCAGGAGCAGCAGCCAGAACCGGAACCCCAAGAGCAAGCCGAACCCGAGCCAGAACCAGAACAACAGGCAGAGGCTGAACCTGAGCCAGAACAACAGGCAGAACCGCAGGAGGTTGTTGAAGCTGAACCGGAGCCAGAACCAGAACCAGAACCGGAACCCGAGCAACAGCAAGCCGAAGCTGAACCCGAGCCTCAGACAAAACAGGAAAAACAGAAGGCCGCAGCCGAGCGAGTTGTTAAGAAGATCGCACCATCACAGCGGTACAGCGCAGCGAGTCAGGCAACGACGATGGTCGTGATGAATATGCTGGCGGGGAAGATCGCAACAGATGTGACAATGGTAGACACACAAGGTTTCTTCCCGGTCACCGGGATGAACGACGACCGTAGCATGAGCAATCCGTTGCAGGATTACACCATGTTCGGCGGGTCCAATGCAGCGCATGATCGTTTCATGCAATTAGAGTGGAGTAGGTAATGGCCGAGATTGACGTAGGTGGTATCAAGTTCAAGGGCGGTAAAATAGTGCTGGTGCTGACGGCGCTGTCCACTGCTGGCGGTGCGTTGTGGGGTGGCTTTGAGTTCTGGAAGGACTACGAGGACATGAAGTCTCAGATATCTAGCTACACGGCTCCTGATCTCAGTAGCTTCGATAGGCGGCTGGCTGTGCAGAACGAGACGGTTGAGGCCGTCCACAAGGAGATGGCCTCGGTTCGTCTGCGCGTCGCAGAAATACAACAGTTGGCCCGTGACTTGCGCGAGGACGTGCGAGGCGAGACGGCGAAAGTTTATAAGGGCATTGGGGCCGTGGACAGCCGGTCTCGGTCAACAGACGGGGACACTCGCGCTGCAATGCGACAAGCGGAGAAGACGCTGCGCGACATTACAGCTTCCGCCTCTGAGCGGTTCGACAGCAAGATCAACGGCGTCGATGCCAAGCTCGATGCCTTAGAGGCCCGGCTAAACACAACGCTGCAACGCGCGCTAGACAACCCGCTGCTAAAGGGAAATTGAGGTGGCACAGAAGAAACTACAGAAAGACTCAAAGCACAACGACCTTGATCTCGATGGTGACGGCATCGTCAGTGATGCGGAGCTAGCAGCGGTGGAGGCTTTGGAAAAACACGAGAAGGCCGACGCGCAGCGACGCATGGCTTGGGTGGCGATGGGGTCCATGCTCTTCTTCACGCTTGCGGTCTTCCTCCCCATCTTTCCTGATGCTAGGATAAAGGCGCTATCAGACCTTTTCGGCCTGTTCTACATTGGTCAGGCTGGGGTCGTCGGAGCATACATGGGCATGACTGCCTACATGGCAAAAGGGAAATAAACATGCAATATATTATGGATCGTTTCAAAGAGCCGTCTTCCTACGCAGCAGCCGGTGCAGTTGTTCTCGGAATTGGGGTTCTGGTAAGTCAGCCGATCTTGGTTGTCGTCGGCATTATCGGCGGCGCAGCTGGATTTATCCTAAAGGAAAAGGGCGTAATCTAGTGCTAAAGATTTACGTCTTGATTGTGGTGCTAGGCTTCGTAGGCGGGTCCGTCTACGGAGTTTGGTACTACTACAAAGACACGCAGCAACGCATCCAGATACTAACCGAGAACACGGCCAAGCTGGAGACGGCTAAGAAAATACAAGACGCCACGATTAACACGCTGATCGAGGACCGCGATAAATTTGACGGCCTAAACAAAGAGCTTCAGGCCAAGCTGGCCGACGCTAACAAGTATCGCGATACCCTGATTGACAAATTACGCAAACATGATCTGGTCAAACTGAGTCTGAAGAAGCCGGGGCTTGTGGAGAAAAGCATCAATGCTGGAACAGATAAATTGTTCAGGTCTATTGAAGTTTTGTCTGGTGCCGTTCCTGCTACTAAGTAGCGGGTGCAGCAACTTCAAGGACATACTTCCGGTCGAGATCAAGACCGTCGAGGTAGATCGAAAGATACCGACGCAGACTAGGCCACGGCCAGTCAAACTGATTGACATACATTTCTATGTCGTGACGCCAGATACATACTCGGCGTTCAAGACGCGGTTCGAGAAGGAGAACGGCGACCTGCTCTTCTATGCGATCTCGGTTAGGGACTACGAAACGCTGGCCCTGAATATGGCCGAGCTAAAGCGTTTTCTTGAGCAGCAGAAGCAGGTCATAATTTACTACGAGAAAGCCGTTGCGCCGAAGGAGATAGAAAATGATGAATGAACTGAGAGAGTTGCTTGAGGCTGACGAGGGTGTGAAGCACGAGGTCTACCTCGACCACCTCGGCAAGGCGACGACGGGCATCGGGCATCTGATCCTCGAAGATGATGACGAACACGGTTGGCCGGTAGGTGCGCCGGTCAGTGAAGAGCGGGTGTCAGAGTTGTTTGCGCAAGATGTCCAGACCGCGCTGAAGGACGCTTTGTGGCTACAGCCTGAGCTAGAGAGCTGGCCCATTCCCGGACAGATTACTGTCGTCTCGCTGGCTTTCCAGCTTGGCGCGCCTCGCTACTCAAAGTTCGTGAAACATCACGAGGCGCTAGAAAAAGAGCATTGGATGATGGCGGCGGCAGAGTTGCGAGATAGCAAGCTGTATCGCCAGACGCCAGAGCGCACTGAGCGACACGCCCAGCGGCTTGAAAGTCTGGCCTAGCCAAAGAGGTATCGTTTGAGGCAGGAAACCCCACCAACGACTAGGCGAGGTCGAGTATGCCGAACCCCGGTATTTCAGAAGATGAGGCCAACAGGCGGATTGACTGCGTTGAAGCCAAGCTAGCACTGGGCCACCCGCCGCGAGGCGTGTTAGCCAAGGGTCTGCACGGCGCTATTCGTACCGCAGCCATCGAGGATGGCTCCTCTATAGGCGGATCAGGCGCTTGGTATGACGCGGCATGTGCCACAGCCGGTCGCACAGCAGACGCATCGTTGTGGGTAAAGCCCGAGCCATCCGGTCGCGGATCGTTTGATGCTGGGGTCGAGGACGGATACAACGTCAAGGGCCGGTCTACGCTGTACCGCCCAGATGGCGAGGTTGCAATGGAGTGGGTCAAGACGACCCGCGATCAAGAGCGCCAAGAGGAGATGATCCGCGAGGCTTTGCAAGCCATGACGGACAAACTCCCAAGGCTCAAGCCAACAGCCGGGCCAAAATCCGCCCGCGCAGACCTGATGGCTTGTTACCCGGTATCGGACCATCATTTAGGGATGCTGTCGTGGCATGAGGAGACCGGGGGCAATTGGGACTTGAACATCGCCGAGAATATGCTTTCGGCGGCAATCGAACACCTCGTCGAGTCCGTCCCATCGTGCGAGCGGGCTACCATCATTCTGTTGGGCGACCTGCTACACTACGACAGCTTCGAGGCCGTCACCCCAAAAAACCGCAATTTGCTTGACGCTGATGGTCGCTACCCGCAGATGGTGCGGGCGGCTATCCGCGTTGTACGTCGGATGGTTCAAACTGCGTTGAAGCGCCACAGATCAGTTCACCTGATTGTAGAATCCGGTAACCACGACCCGTCGTCGAGCATATTCTTGATGGAAGCCCTCTCCAACATTTACGAGAACGAGCCTCGCCTGACGGTGGACACGTCCCCGTCAAAATTCCACTATTTCACGTTTGGCAAGTGCCTTGTCGGCATCCACCACGGCGACGGTGCCAAGCCTGCTGATCTTCCGCTTATCATGGCGGTGGATCGTGCGCAGGAATGGGGTGAGGCTGAGTTCCGATACATCTGGACCGGCCACATCCACAGTGATAATGTCAAGGACTTCCGGGGCGTTCGGTGGGAGTCGTTCCGCATCCTTGCCCCGCCCGACGCATGGGCTGCGGGCAAAGGGTATCGTTCGAGGCAGGATATGAAGGCCATCGTGCTGCATAAAGAGTTCGGCGAAGTCGCCCGTCACATCGTCAACCCGGCGATGCTCACATAACACGCGATTTGGATTGAATTATGCCATTTACAAAACTCCAATTCGACCCGGGGGTCAACACTGAAACCACCGCTTACTCCAACGAGGGCGGATGGAACGACTCGGACAAGGTACGTTTCCGTTTTGGATTCCCCGAGAAGATAGGCGGCTGGGTAAAGTACAGCGCCAACGCACTTGTTGGGACGCCACGGTCGCTCTTGGCATGGCGATCACTGGACAATGCCGAGCTTTTAGCTATTGGAACGAACAAGAAGTTCTACGTCGAAGTCGGGGGCGACTATAACGACATCACCCCGCTTCGTGCGACCACGACCGGTTCGGCCACGTTTGCGGCGGTGAACGGCTCCTCTACTGTTACGGTGACGGACTCGACCCACGGTGTTCTTGCGGGCGATTACGTGACCTTTAGTGGGGCCGCAAGCCTTGGTGGCACGGTGACGGCAGCGGTGCTTAATCTGGAATACGAGGTACAGACGGTGCCTTCGAGCAACACCTACACTATCACGGTGGCTGCGACCGCGAACGGTTCAGACACGGGTAACGGCGGTGGTTCGGTGGTGGCGGCGTATCAGATCAACATCGGGATAGACACCGTGGTCCCCGGCACGGGTTGGGGTGCGGGGACTTATGGCCGCCTCACGTGGGGCTCTGCGGCTACGGTAGTAGCGGGCGGTGGTTCTATACGTATCTGGAAGCAGGACAACTTTGGCGAAGACCTTGTTTTCAACATCCGGGATGGGGCGGTTTACTACTGGGACTACACGGGTGGGCTTTCGAGCAGGGGGGTCACGCTATCCAGTCTGGGTTCCTCCGCGCCAACCGTGGCACGTCAGGTTCTTGTTTCGGACCGAGACCGGCACGTCATTGCTTTTGGCTGTAACGCGCAGGGGAGCTCCACTCAGGACAAGCTGCTGATCCGGTTTAGCGATCAGGAAAACGCGACGGATTGGGCTGCGACGGCTGAGAACACCGCCGGTGACTTGGTTATTGGCAGCGGGACGGAGATCGTTCAGGTTGTTGAGACACGCCGTGAGATGGTCATCCTCACGGACACTTCGGTGTATTCTATGCAGTTTATTGGCGCACCGTTTACATACGGACTTACGCAAATCAGCGCTAACACGACCAGTATGGGGCCCAATGCCGCCGTTGCGGTGGGGGACGCGGTGTTTTGGCTGGGCGGTAATCAGTTCTACCTGTACGACGGTCAAGTTAAGGCGCTGCCTTGCACGGTCCGAGATACGGTGTTCAACGATTTCAACTTTACGCAGGGCGAGAAGACCTTTGCTTCCCTAAACACGTCTTTTGGTGAAGTTACGTGGTATTATCCTTCCGCAAACTCCAACGACAACGACAAATACGTCACCTTCAACTACGATCAGAACGTCTGGTATTATGGTTCCTTGGGCCGTTCGTGCTGGCTGGATCGTGGCTTGAAAGAGTACCCGGTGGCGGGCGCAACCAACGGCTACCTTTACAACCACGAACTGGGCACGGATGACGACGGTTCGGCGTTAACGGCTTACATAGAGTCTAGCCCGGTGGACATTGGTGAGGGCGACAGTTTCGTGTTTGCGCGGCGGTTGATCCCGGACATCAGTTTTTCCAATTCGGCGGCCACCGCGACCCCGACGGCTACCTTTACCATCAAAACGGAGCGTTTCCCCGGTACGGGATACACCAAATCAGTG